ATGAACTAAATGTTTTAAGTGGTACTTACACAATATCTAATTGGCTGGAGTTGTAATGCAATACTTTCAAAATACAGTCGATTTAAAACAATGGGCTTTTGAGGATGATGTTGTCGTTACGAACACGAATGGGGTGTATTCGTTTCAATCGGCGGCTGGCATACCACTGAACGTACCAACCACACTGGTTCCTTATAGCATACCAGCATCAGTATTACTTGCCGCCGCACAAATGGCTCAGATAACTTCTCTGTCTCAAGCGTATGCAACGGCTTGTTTGGCACCTGTTAGCTACACAAGTAAGGGCAACATAACAAAGACGTACCAAGCTGATCAAAACAGCATCGACAATCTTACGTGGATGCTGCTAACTTTCAGCAGTGCACAGACCACGCCGTCAGGTTTTTACTGGATTGCACTAGACAACACACAAGTGCCCTTTACTTTTGCTGATTTACAGGGGCTGGCGGCGGCGCTGGGTACACAAGGGGCTAGTGCTTTTGCGCAGTTTCAGTTACTAAAAGCACAGGTAAAAGCTGCCACAACGGTAGCCGACGTGCAGGCGATAGTTTGGTCATAATGTGGGGATTGTGATATGTCTGAAACCGTTTCACAAGTGTTTTCGCAATCGTTTCAGCCGCCCATCACTTCCGCCGATTGGTCCCTGATGCTGGACAGCACGGCAGGCGGCGGCACCGGCTCTGGCCTCGGCCAGTTATGCCAAGCCTATGCTGATATAGATCAGTGCATTCAGATCATTTTATTGACCGTTCCAGGGGAAGACCCTTTCCGCCCGACCTTTGGGTGTGATATATCTCAGTACCTAGACCAGCCCACGCCGGTCGCCCAGGCTGCGCTTTGCGGACCCGTAATTAACGCGGTCCAGACCTGGGAGCCGCGAGTTAAGGTACTATCCGTTACGAGTTCGATTCCATATGCTGGGGGCTTGACTGTGAACGTGACTTGGCAGCTTAACATAGGAACGCTTTCCAGGCCAATTCTCGTTGGTGTGCCACAAACGACAACTACAATAGTCGGACAAACTACAGCAGCAGTCTTAGGAATTAGTGCATGAGTACGACAATAACGAACCAAGTCTCATCACTTAGCAACTTGCCTACACCGCAGTTTGTTAATGATTCTGACGGATTGAACCCACTTTCCATTGTCAATGATATGATCAACTCTTACCAGCAAACAACTGGTAAGACCCTGTATCCTGCGCAAGTTGAGCGTCTGCTCATCAACCTGTATGCTTACCGTGAAACGCTTGTCCGCAATGCAATTCAGAACACTGGCCTTCAGAACCTGCTTGCTTTTGCCACTTATCCGGTTCTGGACTATCTAGGTCAACTCTTGTCGGTTACACGGCTTCCGGCACAGTCAGCTACAGCCACACAGGAGTTCGTGCTTGCAAATGCCTTGACCACAACGTACACGCTGCCAACAGGTACACAGGTTGGCAGTAATGATGGCACGAATATCTTTGTTACGACTGCACCTCTCGTTTTTCCGGCAGGCCAGACCACAGGTTATATCAGCGTTTCCTCGCTGGCGACTGGTACAGCAGCTAATGGATACGTGCCTGGGCAGATCACAGTTCTGCTCGGTGGTAACGCCCTAATTGCCAGTACGACAAACACAACCACGAGCGCCAATGGCGCAAGTCCGGAAACGGATGATCATTTTCGCACACGCATCCAGGCTGCCCCAAGCCAGTTCTCCACTGCTGGTCCTTCCGGTGCCTATCGGTACTGGTCGCTTAGTGCTAATCAGAACATCATTGATGCTTTTGTAACGAGTACGGTGCCCGGTACAGTCAATGTGTACGTGCTGACTGGACCAATTCTGACGCAGCCAGCCTCATCGCCTAATACAGTTGGCATCGCTTCTTCAGCGATCTTGGCTGATGTTTCCACCACCCTTAATAGCACCACAGTTCGCCCGTTATGTGACACCGTTGTAGTCAGCGCTGTCACTGAAATTGACTATCAGGTAACAGCGACAATTACATACTATAACAACGCTACACTATCTGATATTCAATCAATCTGTTCTAGCAACGCAAATAACTTGGCTCTCGATCTGGCTAATGGCCTCGGACAAGACTTGGTGCCGTCACAGTGGGTGGAAGCGCTATTCACCACTGGTGTGTACGACATTGAAATAACAATTACGGCGAACATTGCCGGTGGTGCATCTCTCACACCAGATGGATATGGCCGTTTCGTTTTTTATGGTAATCCCAACTACTGGGTAAACTGCACTTCGCTAACTCTCAACTACGTGCAATCTTCCGAGCAAATCCCCCTGGCATGAGCGGCACGCTAACACCTCCATCGTCCATTAATGATTTGCGCACACAGGCGCATTTGATCATTGGTGAGCGTTTGGCTAATCTGCCGGTCCAGAATGTGCTGGACTATGTGATCTCCAATGCAGATTCTACGGTGTTACCGTTTCTGACATGGCAGTTTGACATGCAGAGTCAATTCTGGCAGCTACTTGCACCAGGGCTGACTCAGCAGCAGTTGATTGAACAGTCTATCGCCTTGCATCGGTTTCGCGGCACTGTGTACTCAATCACACAGTCTCTTACAAATCTTGGCTTTCCGAACGCAACAGTTTTGGAAGGACAAAGTAAGTGGGGTGGTAATTCATGGCCATCCAGCGAAGGCTGGGCAGTCTTCCGTGTGGTTATTCCAGTTAGTTCAGTTACAGTTTCCACGACAGTACAAAATCAGGTGCTTGACGCTGTACTATTCTTCAAGCCGCAACGGTGCTGGTTAGATTCTATTCAGTGGGCAAATAATTTAACTGATAATCTGTCAGAACCCGGACTGCCAATTTTGGCGGATCGAATCACTTATGTGGCTAAGGGTGTTGTGAATGATATTCTATTCCCCATTCCCATTGATACTCCAGTTGTTCCGCTGTATAACCCATTTATTGAGGTAAAGGCGATCAATCCGCTGCATAACAGCCATTTTTATCACTCTGGTGGCTTCTACTATGGCACTGGCAACCCTGCCGTTGTCGATTCAGGAATCGTGGTCAATGGAACTCAGCAAGTTTAATATAGTGCGTCCGAGAACTCTTCGGCCAAGCCAGCGTCCTCGTGGTATCATCACGATGTATCGTGATGATGAAAGGCTATGGCAAGTTGAAAATCTTATTGTCAACACTGGCCTAGTGTCAATGGCGGAATCACTTGCTGGTGTTGCTGCATATGCAGCCGCTGCCATCGGATTTGGCAATGGCAACACAACCCCAACAGTTACAGACACAGACTTGTCTGGTACGCAAAAGTATTACAATGCCATCGGCTCAGCTACTTATCCATCATCTGGTACAGTGCAGTTTGCATTCACCTTAGCTACGACTGACTACGCAGCTAACGGTTTGATCCTTCAAGAACTTGGTATGTTCTCGAACAATGCAACAACCAAGTTGCCATCTGAGACTGGCTTTACCATATCGGCGCGTGCTAACAGCACCGGCTACACAGTTGGTCAGCTTTATACAGCCGTCACTAGCACTGTAACTTATGTGTACCGCTGCACGACCGCCGGAACGAGCGCCGGTAGCCAGCCATCAATGGGCACCACCATCGGCGGCAACACCACGGATGGCACCGCTGTTTTCACGTGTATTGCGCTCGTCACTGACTTTGGTGCTTCAAACAACATGATTGCACATGCGGTAGTCCCGTCATTCACCTATAATGGTAGTGGTTCGTACACCGGAACTTGGTCCATTACTTTCTAAGTGAGATAACATAACAATGACCACACTAACGGATGTACCTGAATACACGCCAAATGAGATTTATGAAATTCAGGGCACTGATCCTGTGCAAGGGGCGGCTGCTGGTGCATCATTCAGCGGAATTGGTATAGACAACCAGCCGCATCAACAGTTAGCAAACCGCACGGCTTGGCTGTACGGCCAAGTGGAAAGCATTTGGTCTGCCATCTATCCATATAACTATGTAGGCAAGGCCGGTAACTATACGGCAGCAACCACAGACAACGGCAACATCATTCAAATGAATGGTGCTAATACCACTTGCACGTTGCCGCTTGCGTCGGCCATGAGTAATCAGTGGATAGGCGTATTTGCCAATGCACTAGGCGTACAAGTTGCGTCGGGTTCAGACTTCCAAGGATCAGTGTACTCACAATACACTTCATATAATGTGGTAATGAATGAAGGTGATCTGATCTTCTTCAGTTCTAATGGTACTAGTTGGCAGCTTGGTGGCGGCAATGGTCAAAGTCTGAACACGCTTACCTATCCGATCACGGCACCGCCACCGTCAGATGTGAATTTGCAGCCCGGCAACCGCATCCAAATTACGCACACAAACGTAACGGCTGTTCCATGGCGTTGTGCAACAAATCCTGGGCTATACCGTGTCACTGCGGTGCTCACTTCCGCAAGTACGCGGAACTGTGCTTGTGGCATCTTGCCAAACAATAATAACTACCCTGGTGCATTCTTCTGCGCTAGTGCGGCTAGTCAGGACCAAGCTTGCACCGGCTTTGGTAGTAGTGGTGGACCGGAATCATTTACGTCGATCACTAACTATCCATATCTATCTGGCATCCATGGTCATATCTTCAACACATATGACCGCTGCTATCACTATCCGTTCTATGGTCCAAGCAGCCACGACTCAAATTGGGGCGGTTGCCCCATCATCATTGAGTATCTGATTTCAACATACACCGCTGCCAAGATCATCAAGTGCCATAGCGTGTGTCAAGGCGGAATTGCTCACTCAACGGCTTGTTGGCAGGATACGACTACACCGTGGCTATCGCTTGGCACCTTCCACTTCCCCCTGGCCCTAACTGCAACATTCTCTGGCACAACACTGATTGAGAGACTATTCTAATGACTGCAAAAATGGTAATAAGCCCTAATGCTTTCCATCGCCACCAAACGCTGTCGGCGGTTGTCATTAAAGCTTGCCCGCATTGCAATGCTCCAGGGGTTTACACGAACCGTGCTGATGTGGAATACTTCTGGCCCGGCTGCTTTGTGGAAAGTACAAGTTCTTTATTGGAGACACCAGTAGGCAATACTTGTCCAAACTGCGGTAAGACACGGCTACCAAACGAATCCAAAAAATTGCTAGATAAGTGGGAGTACAAACTATCCTGGCAAGGACTGAAACTCATGTTCATCAACACTGTTCGGAGGCTTTTCAAATGACTCTTCAGCTTAACATGGTCGTAGCATCGGTGTCTTTTCAGCCGATGGAAGTAGTGGTCACACATCAGGGGGAATCTGTGAAGGCCATTGTGCAGTCGCTTCGCGTGGACCTGCGCAATGATGATGCTCTCCACGGCTCACTCCAGCTTGTCTTTACCAAGCAGTCGGAAATTGATGATGCGGTGGCATTGTTCAAGCCGGATGCGCAGCTTGTTCTGATCCCTGGTGGCGTAACTACTGCCGAATAAGGACGTTGCTATGAGTGATGCTGCCTACTTGCCAGCCGCGTTCTCGATCACTTCTGTAGAGGAAGCTCAGCAGATTATCCTCACACCCGAGGCTGGGCTGTCCTCTCAGGAGCGTTGGGAGCAAGAGACCGCTTGGTTGCTTGAGAAGTTGAAGCTACCACCCGGTCTAGTGGTGGACTATGGTTGCGGTATTGGACGCATTGCCAAGCACTTGCCTAATCCCGTACTCGGTGTGGATATATCTGAGTCCATGCGTAGGCTTGCTGTATCTTATGTAAACCGCAACGATTTTGGTGTGGTGTCACCGCCAGAGTTTGAAGCAAGTGTTGCAAATGGCGTGCGCGCCAACTCTGCCATAGCTATATGGGTGCTACAGCATGTGCAACAGCCTCGTGAGGCTGTGCATCACCTTGCGGCTGTTTTGCACGAAGATGCTCCGCTTTATGTTGTGGCTACCGGGCACAGGTGCGTTCCTGGCTGTATCAATGGCGAAGAACGCTGGATTAATGACAGCATTGACGTTGATGACATGCTGTTAGAGTTCTTTGACACAGTAAGCGTCGAAAAGATGCCTACAGAACTTTGCGAGGGCGATGCTAAGCTCTATCGCTACAAGCGTAATGCTGTTCCATACAGTATTGAAACGCTGGAAGTGACACAAGCGAAGAAGCTGAATGACTTGGCTATGTCACTGGCGCAGCAGGGCAAACGAGATGCGGCTTGCGTCATGCTACGACGCGCTTTAGCGCTAACGCCCAACCTTGGGCATCCGATAGGGAATCTCGGGCTGATTTCCTTTTGGGAGGGCAAGCACGACGAGGCGATGCCGCTGTTGCGTCGCGCTGTAGAGATGGAGCCGACTAACCACAAGTATCTAGGCAACTTGGCCGTGGCTGCTTCAGCCGTGCAAGACTTCGATACAGCCATCTCCATGCTAGATCGGGCCATAAACATCCTGCCGAATAACTATGGCGCAGAATGGGATAAAGCGCTTTGCTATTTGAAGCGCGGCGACTGGGAGGAGGGCCTGAAGCGCTATGACGTGCGGTTCAAGCACAAAGGACCGGCGCTGTACCCGGAGTTACCGTTTCCTATGTGGAACGGCGAAGACCTCTCTGGCAAGACGATCTATGTCCAGAACGAGCAGGGCATTGGCGACCGCATCCTGATGTATCGCTATATTGCGTGGTTGCGCGAGACGTGGCCGACCGCTCGCATCGTCACATGCGCCACGGAACTTATGATCAACCTGTTCTGGTCCATGACGGCGCATGGCGTCGAGGTATTTCCTCATGGCGTGCCGTGGCCCAAGGGCATCGACTACGGCGTCTGGCTCATGTCCCTGCCGCGCCACCATGGCACCCGGCTAGCCCACATCCCCCCTGATCCGGGCTGGATTATTGAGAGGGCAGAGGCCGAGGGGAAACGCTGCCGCCTGCCAGAGCCTAATCTGAGGTCGCTGAAGGTGGGTATCTGCTGGACAGGTAGTGCGTCGAATCAGCGTAATGCCGACCGTAGCATTCCTTTAAATCTTCTGCTACAATTGGCAGAAGACCCAAGGATTCAGCTATATAGTTTTCAAGTAGGGCCGGGGCATCAGGGGTTCATTGATTCTGGTGCTGAAACATTTGTGGTGGACCTAGCACCTGGGCTGGAAAAAGAAGGACTTGTCGGTACGGCCCTTGCGTTACGTGAGATGGATTTGGTAATATCCGTTTGCACTTCTGTGGCGCATTTAGCTGGTGCACTTAAAGTTCCGTGTTGGACGTTGTTGTGCGCTGATCCCTATTGGATATGGGGGAATGATCCTCGCACGACGCCTTGGTATCCTGACATGAAGTTATTTCGTCAGAGCAAGCTAGGTGACTGGAAGCCCGTAATTCAAGAAGTTCAACGCGCGTTAAGCGCATTTTTAACAGAAAAGGGTTTGTAACATGGGCACGGCGGCAACGGCGACCTATTCAGGTCGTACTATCATTTGGGAGCGTGTTTCGGCTGGTGGCGGTACACCGCCTGTCAATTTGGGCTGGGGCACAGGTTCTGGTCTGACAGATAACAGCGTCACCATCACTGGTGCCGCGAACTCTGATGTGAATCTGTTCAAACCGGCCACGGAAGCTCGCACGGCTGGTGCAGTTTCACTGACAACGACTAACTATCTTGGTGATACACTGAAGGTCGTTGGCACGATCACCTGTGCCGTGGGTGCGAAGACAATCTCTGAAGTTGGGTTGTTTGATACTACAACCTTGAACGGTACAAGCACACTGTCTGCATCGCTGACAGCGGCGGCAACAAGCATGACGCTTGCTGCTAACATCGGCCCTACAAGTGGTGCATACTATGCGCAAATCTCTAACGAAACTGTCCTCGTTACTGGCGCGAACAGCACGACGCTTACCATTTCCCGTGGTGCGCTCGGTACAGCATCTGCCATTCATCAGTCTGGTGAAGCGGTTACATCTGGTGGTGACGGCAGCAACAACTCTGCGACCGGCACAACCGGCCAGACAGCTACCTATGGTGCTGCGCAGGGGGGCAATATGTTCGTGCATGCCGATTTTGGCGGTATTGCGTTGAACGTTAATGACTCCATCGCCTTCACGATTACTGACACCCTCACATAACGATATGACTGGTGGCATATACTACCTCAGTCGCCAGTAACAGCGCCTCTTCGACCTCAGTTGCGGTTAGCCAACCGGGCGGCGGTTGGCTAACTGGCAATACACTTGTCGCGCTTGTAACAGTTGCTGGTACAGCAAATCTTCCGACCACGCCTAGCGGCTGGTCACTGGTGAAGAGCGCATCGCAAGGGTCAAACCTTGCGATGGCTGTATATAGCCAAACATTAAGCTCTGGTGGTCCAGCAAGCTTCACCTTCAGTGGAAGCAGCTACACGACTGCTATTAGTGCTGTTATTCTCGAATACAGTGGCACCTACATTACGAGTGGGTCTGTTGATAATTCTAGCGCTAATACAGGCTCTAGCACTACACCATCCTGGACAGCAAATAACACCACGTTTGGTAATGAAGTTGTTCTACTGGCCCTTGGCACGTATAATGCTACGCTGACAGGGCCGTGGTCATCTGGATATTCTCTTGCCGCGTTTAATACTAGCACGCTCGCTTGTGGCTATTTTGCAGATAGCCGATGGCAGAATGCGGGATCGACCGGATCACCAGCTACAACGATCTCTGCCGTGTCGTCGTGGGGTGCTATTCAAGTTGCACTCATCCCTATTCAAGTTGTTGTGACGAGTGGATCAAGTTGGACGATTCCGGCAGTTTGGAATAACGGTAATAACACTATACAATGCTGGGGTGGTGGTCAAACACCATCTGGCAGCACTGGTGGTGCTGGTGGTGATTTCTCCTCCATCACAAATTTTTCTGGCTCTGGTTCTGTTTCGATTCAGATCGGTGGTGCTGGTGGAGATACATGGTTCAACAGTACATCCACCGTATTAGCTCCAGGTGGTGGTTCTAACACTACGCAGATCGGCACTATTAAGTATTCTGGTGGTGCTGGCGCATCGAATGGTGGTGGTGGTGCTGCTGGACCAAACGGTAATGGGCAAGCAGCTTCTGGTAATACAGGCGGTGGCGGTGATGGTGGTTTAGGCGGTGCTGGTGGCACAGGCTCATCACAAGCTTTTGGCACGGCAAATGACGGTACTTCCAATCAGCTTGGCGGTGGTGGTGGTGGCGGTGCTTCTGGCAATTTTGGGAGTAGCGGGGATGGTGGCGCTCCAGGCGGTGGCGGTGGTGGCAAACCAACATTTGGTTCCTCTGGGAATGGCGCGCATGGTCAGCTAATTATCACATATGGCCCGCAAGTTGGTGCAGTGTATAACCAACTTACTTCTATCAGCGCTAATGGTGCTGTGACGATTGTGAATACGCGCAGCCGATTGATTGCTTCGTTGCTTAACGAGGTATTTTATATACAAAATGCAATAACATGGTCTAGGCATGTTCAGCACCCGCAAATAGCCTCAACCTTAAAGATGGCAGCTAAGGCCGTTGGGTTATCAAGCGCACAGGCAGTGATAAATTTACCCAGCCGTCTTTTAGTACGGACATACGCTATACTCAACGCTGAAGTGCTGCACTGTGTCAAGCTCGTTGCACACACGCTTGCTCTAGTAAGTTCTGAGGCAGCCAGATCAATTCAGCCGAAACGTAAGTTGCTATCCTTTGCAGCAGTCAGTACGGCATCCAGTAGCGTTGTAAAAACAGCTTTTAAGCTAGTTCACTCAGCTAGTAGCTCGGCTATAAGCTATGTTCGCGCCTTGGGCAAAGGCACCAGTATTTTACACGCTGCGTCTGTTGTGGTAAAGCCAGTTAAGCATTTGCTGCGATCTATCTCAGCAGCCAGCGCAGCACTGGTGCATAATGTAAATAATACCGTACCATTCACCGAACCACTGCTGCTCGGTGTGGCATCAGCCAGCAATATCACGATGCAGCTACTACATAATTATTACAAGCATCTAGCAATAGCCGTCAGTCAAAATTCTATTATCAACTCAGTAAAAACTTTGTCCAAGCATACATCGGTATTGACCACAGGAATTGCTTATCTAACATCCATCCAGCGGCCAATCGCTCTCGCCTTGTTCAATAATATGCAGTGGAAAGCTGTAAAATCTGTTCAAACTCATCTTTCAATAGTATCTGCCAGTGTACTATCCATGCTGCTATTCCACACGCGATGGCTGCTGTTCTCTGTGACTGTGCCACTCACTGAAGCTGCCTCAGTCGTTAAATCAATTAGCAAACGAATGGGAGTTACCAGTGGTGGGTTGGTACTGCTTGCTCCGCGTATTGTTGGCACGCCGCTATTGTTGATCGCTAATGGACAGTCGTACAAGCTTGTGCGTAACACGGCAAAGAACTTGCCGGTAGTCTCATCAGAATTGGTAGCCGTATTCTTGGCGAGATACCGTTATCTGGTTGAACAGTTTGCCGTAGCATCAGGCGAAGTCATTGGAATTGTCAAGATGATCGGAAAGCGCACCTTGGCCGCAAGCGGGGCCTCTGTTACGCTGATTCCACCTACTGTGCTGCGGCTGTTAGTAATGACCAGTGCGCAAAC